TGAAAGCATCTTCGCAAGCAGGTCACATGGATATCATGGTGGAGAGTCCTACAGTGACTTTCAATCCTATTCTTGCAAAGACAATTACCTTCAACAAACAAGCTGGTGATGAGCAGTTTCAGGGTATTACAGAGTTGTTATTCATCTCACAAGATGTTGCTAATAACGGATTAGAAATATTCGTAAGACCACATGACACTAACGTACAGATATACGACCTTAGTATTCTTGTCAGCACACAGTATTCAAACACATAACAGGAGAACCAATGGTCTTAGACTTAAGTAATAATGAAGACAAAATCAGGTTGCGGGTAGGTGACTACAACGACGTTGTTTTTCTCCCCACAAGTGTTTACACAGCCACTTTAGAAGAAAACAATAACGATGTCAAGGCTTGTGTACCTATCATTGGCACATACATCTTAGCAATATTAGCACAACGCACTCACCAGAAACTTTCCTACATGGAAATATGGGGCAGTGAGGCTTACAACAATTATAAAGATTGGCTCGTCAGAGTAGTTAAGAATCCTAACATTAACGGCATCTGCCCTATTCCATATTCTGCAAGTAATGACTCTGTGCATCCTTTAATCGAGTTCCAACAAGATTGGTATGGCAACTTTGTCAACGGTACTCAGAGTGAACAGTTGTCAGATGACGCTAATGGAAGAACGTTATGAGCTTATCACAATTTGACAATGTTGCAACTCAAATGATGAACACGTTCGGTGGTGTAGGAACTCTTAGAATCTTCTCAGATGGTACTTACACAGATGGAGAGCTTGTCAGAACTTCTGCAGATTACAGTGTCAAGGTGGCTCTGTTTGACTACCCTCAAAGTAATGCTGGTGAGAAGTCCCAATTCGGGACATCTATATTAGCTGGTGACAAGCAATGCTTCATACAACCTATGAACAAAGCTAATACGTGTGAAGAAGTGGAACAACCTGAAATAAAAGCTAACAGAGATGCAATCGTTCTTAATGGTGTCGAATGGAAAATATTCGCATTAAAAGAAATCAACTCCTCTGTTAATAACACAATAGTTTTTGAAGCGCACTTGCGCAAATAAAGGAAATAGTAATGAGTTTACAATATTCAGTCGCTGTAAATAACGCACGTCTTGATAGTATCGAAACAACAATTGGTGCATCTGCAAAATTACGCATCTACACAGGCAGTGCTCCTGCAAACTGTGCAGCAGCAGCTACAGGTACTCTGTTAGTAGAAATGGCACTACCTTCTGATTGGATGGCAGCAGCTTCAGGTGCTTCTAAAGTGAAAGCTGGAACGTTGACTGGAACAGCATCTGGTACTGGTACTGCAGGTTATTTCCGTATTGTGGATAACGCAGGAACCGTAACAGGATTACAGGGCACTGCGGGGATGTCTGGAACTGATTTGATCTTGAATAACAGTTCACTCGCCACGTCTCAAGCAGTTACAGTAGATACCTTCTCGCTTTCAACGGGCAACACGTAAGATGAGTAGCACATTAGGATACAGATTCTCATCTGATGAACTTATTCAGATGTGCGTCTACAAAATAACTAATAAAATAAGTGGCAAGATATACATAGGACAAACTGTAAGAAAAGCTGCGGAAAGATGGGTGTCGCATTTATCAACAAGCAAGCGCCCTGAATCTAAATCGGGAAAAACTTTGATATCTAGGACATTAGCTAAACATGGTGAACATAACTTCACTTTTGAAGTTATTGACATCGCAGAAAACACTTCGAGCTTAGATCACAAGGAAATATTCTGGATTAACTACTTCAACAGTGTTGCACCTTATGGGTATAATTTAGTCTCAGGTGGGACAAAAGGAAGAGTGTACTCAGAACAGTCTAGGCTAAAGATGAGTAACTCACGTAAAAAGAACCCATCTAGTCCAAGAAAAGGTGTACCTAATTCTCCAGAGACAAGGTTAAAAATTAGCATTTCCAACCGTGGAAAAATTAGTCATAGAAGGATTGCTGTCACTAGGAATGATGGGAAAGTTTACCAAAGTATAACTGAGGCAGCCAAGGACATTTTTTCTACGGGATGTAAGATAAGTATGCAGATAAATGAACCTTACAGAACAGTGTGTGGGTTTCAATTTAAAGAGGGAATTCACGAGCCTTGGGTGATAGTCAAAGTTCCTAAGAAATACCCCGTACTAAGAAGTGACGGAGTTGTGTTTGACAGCATACTTGAAGCTGCAATAAGTATCGGTGCAAGTGCATCCTCAATACAAGGAGTCATAAATAGACGGAGAAATTCTTGTTTCGGATTTACTTTTGAGAGGATAAAATGTCAGGACAAGGCAATATAGAGATAAATTTTGGAGGTGGAAATGGCTCTAACGAAGCTTCTGTAGCTGTCACAGGACTCTCTGAAATCCTCTCCACAAATGCAGCAGAAGCCTTTGTTATGTATGAGGCTTCTACAGATTACACGGCAGAAGACCAAGCTTACCTATCAGCTTTAATAGGGTTGACATGTGGAGTTCCCACAGATGGTGTTGGCTTCACAATATATGCTAGATCAACTGAAGAGCTGACAGGCAGAATCAAACTGAGATATGTTTGGGCTTAATAAAGGAATAATATGGCTTTACAATCAAAAATAGCAGGTGGCGTTAGTAATGCACTTGCAGATGTCGATACGGGTAATAACTTAAAAGTAACCCTACCTAGTGACCACGATTTTGCTGGTTATGCTGTACAAATTAATGACAATGATAATGGTGAGCTTACAGGACAAAAGTTCTTCTACTCTCCAGAAGTTGATACAGACTATAGACAACGTGTTTCTCAAGACTTAGTTCTTGACGAAGAAGTTTTTAATTACACAGCACAGAATACAGGTAAACATAGTAATACGTTAGGGACTTTTACTTCTGCTTTTACTGCAGGTAACTACACTACAAATGCTTCAAACCTGAATACTACTAATTCTCACTCAATACTTGCAACTCACGCAACATTCCCCAATACAGGGACACAAACCCTTAGTTGTGACGTTGAGTTAGGCTTTTCTCAACAGCCTAACACAAACACTTTTGTTGAGTGGGGTTTCGGAATTAATGCAGGGTCTGCAACACCTCCATCTGACGGTTGTTTTTTCAGGTTGTCTTCTGCTGGCTTACAAGGTGTGTTATCTAACAACGGTACTGAAACGACAACAGGTGTGTTTCCTCTTACAAATGGTACAGGTACTTGGGTTTATCAGAACAACAAAAAATATCAGTTTATTTGTTATTTAGGCGGAGTCGCTGCTTACTTTTGGGTTAATGACGGAACAGGGGCTAGATTACTAGGCTCAATACCATTACCTACTGCTCAAGGTAGGTTGGTATTATCTTCTGGTTTGCCATTTTTCCTGAAACACAGAATTACAGGCGGTGCAGCGGGTGTCAACACATTCCAAGCGCAATTAGGCGCTTACAACATAAGGCTTGGGGGTAGTAACATTACTACTACTTTAAGCACACAAGGTAACAGAATCTACGGCAGTTACCAAGGTCAGTCTGGTGGGACTATGGGGAGCCTAGCTAATTATGCAAACAGTACTAATCCAACACCTGCTGTACCAACTAACACTACCGCAGCATTAGGTACAGGACTTGGAGGGCAGTTTTGGGAAACAGCCACATTAGCACTAAATACAGATGGGATTATCTGTTCGTATCAGGTTCCAACTGCGTCTGGCAATCAAGGTAGAAGACTTGTTATTAGCGGTGTTTCGTTGTCTAGCTACATTCAGACAGCTATAGTGGGAGCACCTTTTATCTCGCAATATTCACTAGCTTGGGGACACCCTAGTGTGTCTCTTGCTAATACAGAGTCTGTGACATCTCGCGCCCCTAGACGGATAGCTTTACCGTTCAATCAGTCTATTACTTCTGCTCAAGCAGCAAGTACACTTGTGGCGCAGTCAACAACATTTTTAGATTTAGGCGATGCACCTATTTTCGTAGAAGCTGGACAGTTTATTCAACTTGTGACTAAACATGTAGGTACTGTTGCAACAGCAGGTGTAATAGCACACACTGTAACTTTTGTATACGGATGGGAATAATATGCCAATTACTCTAGATCAAGTTCAATTAGAATATAAAAGTCTTCCTCTAACATTACACGAAGATGGTAGCTGTACTGTATCTCTCCGAAAAGGGTTCTTCAAAGATGGTATTTTCAACATTGTTGCAATAGAAAACTACCATGCAACCAAGGAAGAAACCTCTGCTATCTTGGATGTACAAGGAATTCCTCAACTAACTAGGCGAGACGATTTAAGTCTAGCGATTTATCAATTCTGCGTCTCAAAAGGAGCTGAAGCTGGTGTAATATCGTAAACTAATAGGAGCTGTAGATGTCATTATTATTAGCTCTTTTAGACCAAGGAAATAGTGGGTCAGCCAATCTAACAGAGGCAAATGATTCACTCAGTTCCTCCACCAGTGTATTAGTAAATGCT